CTTCACTCCGGAGTTAATATTATTCGGGGTTCCAATGCTTCCGGTAAAACGACTATCATGGACTTTATTTTTTATGGCTTGGGCGGGGAAAATATTGCATGGCGTTCTCAAGCTCTCCTGTGTGATAGCATTGTATTGGAAGTTTTTTTAAATGGAGTTCCGATTTGCCTGAGGCGACCAGTTGTTGATAAAAATAATAATCCTATGGCGATCTTTTGGGGGGCATGGGCTAAGGCTGAAAAAGCATCTTTCCGAGAATGGGAGACTTACCCATATTCCCGTTCTGCGGCAAAGGAGAGCTTTTCGCAAGTGATTTTTCGAGCCATGGGTTTGCCAGAGTTAAGGGGTGAGAGTTCCAGTAATATTACGATGCATCAGTTGCTTCGGTTGATGTACTCTGATCAAAGAACGCCTAGCGATGAGATATTTAGATCGGAGACTTGGGATACTGGTTTGAATCGCGAGGCGATAGGTAATTATTTATGTGGCGTTTTTAGTGCTGAGCTGTATGATTCCCAGGTTGAATTGCGTCTTGTTGATTCTGACTTGGATAAAGTGAATGTGCAATTAAGAGGCATATTTGCGGTTCTGGGTAAGTCCGGGCAGGAGTCGGGTAATAGCACTGATTTTCTTAGGGCTGAATCTGCTGCGGTTAACGAGGAAGTTAAACGTCAAGAGCAGCTTCTGACGGATCTCAAAAAAAATAGATTGAATCCGAATGCCGGAGACACTGCGAAGCGCGTCATTGAAGTTAGAAATAAATTGAATGCTGCTCAGGCGGTGTTTGCTAATGAACAAAACAGGCTCGCAAATTTGGAGCTTGAGATTAAAGACTCCAAATTATTTATAGAGGAACTCGAGCGGAGACTTGTGGCGTTGAATGATTCGCATGTTGCACGAGCTTATCTTGGTAATCTAAATTTTCAATTCTGTCCGTGTTGTCTCGGCGAGGTGAAGTTGCCAGCAGATAAGCAGAAATGCCATTTGTGTACAGGTCTTCTTGAAGATAGTTCCGGTGAAACTCAAATATTGCGGATGCAGAATGAGTTGGCATTGCAGAAGAAAGAGTCTGAGGTACTGCTGAAGAAGCGGTATGCTGAGATTAATGAGCTGAAATCCAAAGCTCCTAAGCTTGCATCTAATTTAAAGAAACTTGAAAAAGAGTTTTCCGCTATTCAGTCTGATTGGAGCTCTCCCCAAGAAGTCGAGATTGAAGGTGCGTTGCTTAGAATTGGTGAGCTAAATCAGAGGTTGAGACAGCTCGCTGAATATCATCGTTTGGCGGAAGTTCTGGAGGATTTGCAGCTGCAGAGAAGTGGGTTTGAAGCCAAGAAATCTTATCTTCAAGATCAAATAGCGAAGCTCCAAGGTCAAAATGATGTTTCAAAGAAGATTGCTAAAGATGTGATCTCTGAAAGTCTGATTTATTTGCTCAAGAATGATTTGCCGAGGCAAGATGAATTTATTGATGCTCAGGGTGTTGATTGGAATTTTCTGAAAAATCGCGTTTCTGTCAATGGTCAGACTCAGTTTTCCGAGAGCTCGATGGTAATTTTGCGCCATTCATTTCATTTGGCTCTTTTGGTCGCTAGTGTTAAGGAGGAAATTTTTAGATTCCCGCGTTTCCTTATGATTGATGGTATTGAAGACGGTGGGCAGGAACCTGATCGGGCTTATAAATTCCAGAGGTTACTTGTGGATGTGTGTGAATCTTTGGAGAATGAGTATCAAGTGATTTTTGCTACCTCTGGGATCGAGGCAACCCTTGATGTCGATGAATATGTCGTTGGAAAGCGATCTACAACTGAGGATAAAACTTTATCAATTGCTTGATTAGTGTAGTTTTCTGTTAACGATGAGTAAGTTTGTTGAGGGACATTCGGTTACACATTGATATCGTTGGCGGCTAACTATGAGCGATTAATTCGGGTAATGTTCTGCGAGCACAAAATTAGGCATTGCGGATGAGGTTGAGCGATGCGCTGATCAGTTTTTACTATGAACGGTATAGGCCGCATGGTGCCAAACGTTTGTAGTTATTGAAATCGATTTTTGATTAGTCGTCCTCGCCTTCAACCCCTTCAGCCTGCAGCGTTTCGAGCGTAATGGTCGAGGAATAGCCGCTGCTGCTCAGGCTGTGCCGCACGTCGGTGATGATCCAGGCCGTCTGGTCGATCTGCCGTTTGTAGCCGCTGACGACGACGGGCCGCTGCGGCATCAGGTCCGCGCGGCCATATGCCAACGTGATATCGAACGAGAAAATCCCCCGCTGAATTCGCAGCCACTCGGCCCGCGCGGCTGCCAGTGCGTCGGCCTTATTGGCGAAGGTGTGCTTCAGCGTTTTGGCCCGGCCGCTGATGCCCGCCACCACGCTGCTGCGCGTGCCTCCCTTGGCGCTGTTGTAGAAAGCCTTGACCCCGCTGTAGGCATCGCGGTCGCTGCGCGCGTATCGGTGGCTGTCGCCGTCGCTACGCACGATGCGCGCTGGCGGCAGGGCTGTGCCACTCGGGGTACGGGCGGCCCGGGCCTGGCTGAATAGCAGTCGCCCGTTCTTCACGTTGCACAGGCAGTCGAACTGCCGGGCCAGCCGACGCAGGAAAGAGGCGTCCGACTCGTCGGCCTGGTCAGCATGATCGAGTGTGCGCTTGGCGATCTCGGCCGCGACGATGGCGGTCAGCTTGTTCTGCGATGCGATGGCTCGAACGACAGCGCCCACGGTGGTCTTGTGCCAGGACCGATCCTTGAGGTTGCGCAGGCTGTCGAGCAGATCCGCGGCTCGTGCTCGGATGGTGATCACGTCGGGCGTGCCGCTGTATTCCACGGCCTGGATGGTGTAGCTGCCCTTGTCGACCAGACCGAGCGGGAAATCTGCCGCGCCGGCGTGGCCATAGGTGCCGGTCACATGGTCGACGCCATTGGCTTCCCATCCGATGGCCACGGTTAGCTCGTCCCCGGTTTCGGGCAGCTCAAGCGCGCCGTCGTGATCGCTGACCACGATCTCGACTTCGTCGGCTTCGTTTTCGCGGTTGTCGGTGATCGACAGGCTGACCAAGCGGGGAGCGAGGCGGGCAGACACATCGCGCCCCTTGACCGTGACACGCCATGCCGGGCGCAGGTTGCCCGCCGGCCGTCGACCTCGACCGCCCCGCGACTGGGCCAGTGCCAGAGTTTTCTGGATCTCGGCGATGTTCGAGCCGCATCCGCTGCTGACGCACGCGACTTTCGAGGCCATGGTGCTGGACTTCCTGGTGTTCGGGAACTGCTACGCCGAAGACCGGCGCGCCATCACCGGCCGTCCGATGGGCTATCAGCATTCGCTGGCTCGATTCACTCGGCGAGGCAAGGATGGGCGGTACTTCTTCGTGCAAGGCTGGCAACAGGCGCACGAGTTCGCGCAGGGCAGCATCTTTCACCTGCGCGAGGCCGACATCAATCAGGAGGTCTACGGGCTGCCGGAGTATCTGAGCGCGCTGCAGGCCGCGCTGCTCAACAAGTCGGCCACCATGTTCCGCCGCCGCTACTATGACAACGGCAGCCACGCGGGCTTCATCATGTACCTGTCCGATGCTGCAGTGGGGGCGAGCGATGTCGACACGTTGCGTGACCAGCTCCGCCGGTCGAAAGGCCCGGGCAACTTCCGCAACCTGTTCGTGCACGCACCCAACGGCAAGGCCGATGGCCTGAAGTTGATTCCGGTGAGCGAGATTGCGGCCAAGGACGATTTCACCGCGATCAAGAGCGCCAGCCGTGAAGACGTGCTGGCAGCGCACCGCGTGCCGCCTGGCCTGCTGGGGATCATTCCGAACAGCACCGGCGGCTTTGGCAATCCCAACGACGCGCTGCGGGTGTTCATCCGCAATGAGGTTCTCCCGCTGCAGGGGAGGTTCCGCCAGATGAACGAGTGGGCCGGTGAGGAGGTGGTGCGGTTCGGCCCGTACCTGCTCGACGACGGCAAGCCCGCGTGACACAGGCCGGCGTGACCGGCTGACCGCACCAGAGGGCGCCAGGGGCGCCCTTTGTTTTTGGCCCTCGCTAC